TAGAACCATAGCTTGCGAGCCTGAAGGTAACCAAATCCTTCAGCTGGCGTTCGATGCGTTCGTTAAGAAATTGCTCCTGAAAATTGGGTTAATCTGGCAGACCAGTCCAAAAATCAAGAAATGTCCCGTCTTGCCTCGATAAACGACGATTTCGTTACTGTCGATCTATCGATGGCATCAGATACCGTAGCTTACAACGCTGTAGGGTGGCTTTTTCCAATTCAATGGTTTAAGTTCCTTTGCGACGTGCGCTCCCCTAAGGGGGCCGGCTTCGGTCAGCACTTTAAGTACGCAAAGTTCTCCTCAATGGGGAACGGCGCGACGTTTGGTGTAGAGACACTGATTTTTGCTGCTTTATGCAAGTCAACAGGTGCCGAGGAGTTCGCGGTTTATGGGGATGACATAGTCATCCACAAACGCCACTATCCTTTGTTGCACAAGTTGCTTGCTTTTTTTCGGGTTCTCCATTAATGATGAGAAGTCCTTCACAGACGGCCCTTTTCGGGAGTCGTGTGGGACTGATTGGTTTGATGGGGTTAACGTTACGCCCTTTTACCTTCGTACTCATACCACGATGAAAGTCGAGGTTGTGCATTTGGTGAATGGGTTAGCAGCGTTGGCTACTCCCGGAGGACAGCTATCGGGACTCCTGGCAACTCTTGTTGCCACGGAAAAACTTCCCTTAGTCCCCTACCAGGATAGCACCATAAGCGGTGTGTGGATAGATACCCACTCTGCTTATACCGAAAAATTGATACGATCCAGAAGTCACCGTCCGACCTTTAAGCGCTTGAAAAACGCCAAAGGAGAGACGGCCCAAACGCTCGAGGTGGTGAAAACCAACTTCGTGCCTAAGGGCAATTCTTACGATGGGGTTCCGAAGTACAAGGCATTCGTGCCAAAGACCAAGGACCTGTCTATTTATGACAGCCGAACGAGTTTTTTGTGGCATCTTGATGCCTATAAACGTTCGTTTAACCTTCCCGTAAGTAATCATTTCAATCACGCTCTCGAGCAGCATTACGCTGCTTCTGAATCCGTGATTGGGACTTCCTGTATCATCCGCAGTATGGTGCCTATCTTCTCGCATAAGTTCGTGCGAAAGTGGGTTTGCTGGAATCCTCC